GTAATATACGATTCTCCATCAATAGTAGCCGTCGATAAATCATCTTTCGTATAGAGGAAATCACCCTGAATCACTCCTTCAATATTGAGCTTTGCAAGCTCTCTTAGGGCAACCTTAAACTTGTTGTTCAGATCGCCTGATATATCATTATCAATTTCTTTTTCGGTTTTATATAGTTTTGGTGTCTTATTAAATACACCTTTTTTGGCAACAAAGAATTTGCCGTCAGAAGGATCTTTACCAGCAAAAATAGCAGGCGCACCGTCCCATTTTACAGATACATTAATAGGTGCCTTGGTGTTACCGCCTAACATATCTCTTAATGCACGGAGGTAATTAATAACATTTCGAGTACCAACCACACCACCATCAAGGACAGCATCCTCAAGGTGTGTCATATGCAGATTCTTTTCCTCAGAGAGTAATTCTTCGGCGATATATTTTTTAAATCGTTGCATTATAGACTTACCTCTGCTGGAATACCTGATGCCATACCAACCTCAACTCCTAAGAACTTCATAAGAGCTGCCATCATATTTTTACCTTTTTTGGCAATAATGGTAAATACCTTTTTTAATTTTAAAATAATTTTATTTACTGCGGCATCCAATGCTCTTTTGGCAGCCATGCCCATCTTTTTAGCATAGGTACCAGCACGACGAATCATTCCCATAGGACCTTCGTTCAGAATATCCTCTGTCAGGTAAAACCCTTGGATGTTTGAAAGCTCTTCAGTAACTAGTTTTTGGAATGTATAGCCTTCTGACAAGCCTAGACGCATTGCGGAATATGCAGCAGATCCTGCGGATCCTTTTTTAAATGCCACATATGGACGAACCTTTTGAGCATATTCAATGATAATAGGAGAATCAATAGAGGTTATTTCTTTTACGTCAACCTCGTATGTTTTAATATCAAATTTACCTAAGACGTTTGCAGCCGCCTTTGAACTTGGGCTACCAAATTTATTATTACCAGTTGCAGCCTCTAGTACAACATGTCTGGCAAATAGATTATTTGCTTCTGAAGCACCTTTAATTGCATCTTGAAGCATTGCGGATAATTCCTTATGGTCCTTATCCTTTTTCTGATAATCAATTACAGCGGCATCTTTATCACCACGTTCTGTTCTTTTCTGTAGTGATGTTACGGCTTCGTTGGAGACCAGACGAGTCATTTTATCTTCAAGCGCAGCAGTTAATTTCTTGGCAAATGCTGCATTACTACCCATTTCGTATAGAGCCGCATTGACAATGGCAACCGCCTCTTTTTTCTCTGCTGAAATAAGCTGAGACCCACCACCCTTTTTAAGTGAAATCTTTTCCACAAAATTAGATGATGCAATATCAGTTTTAGGTGTTTTATTTGTGGCACCAGCTTCCTTCCAGAACTTACCGAGTTTGACATTACCCAAACCACGGCCGGTTTGTACTAGCTGTTTTGCCTTAAGATCACGGTCAAAATTCTTTGCAATCTCTTCAGAAATCTTACCATAACGCTCCCAATATTTGAGAGCAACTTCCTGAGTTTCTTCGTCTGTTGTAGTACCTTTAAGGTTATTATAAGCGTAAACAATAAGGTTTTCCCATTCTGCTCCACTAGGTGTCCCACCGGATTCTTTGACATGGGTAAATGATGTTGCCTTAAATCCTACGCTGCCTTTAAAGTGCCATACCTTACCATCAGGCCCTTGTAGATATTTTTCATTTTCACCAGATTCATTACCAACTAAAACAGCACCATCCGAACCAGTGACTACGGTAAAAACATCATTTCGCTTATAACCAGCGGTTTCAAATTCCTTGATCCCTTTGCCATTCCAGGCAAATTTATGTCCTTCGACATAGTCGGGTTTTAATATTGAGGCTTCACTTAAGTATGTTCTAAAATTACGAGGCATTTCTATTCTCTTCTTTTATATAAAGGAGAAAAGTTGGCAATAAAACTAGGAGTGAAACCTTGAAACCCACCACCCCAGTTTAAATTATCACAGATCTTTTCTACCGTACTTTTTTTCGTGTTTGACATATTTATAAAAGTACCAGTTGTGTGCTCCATAATTCCATACACACCGGTCCGTGATAATGTTACCTCATAATCCATTATTTGAATCCTTCCATATCCTCAAAAATGTTTTTCCGTTTTGCCTTCATAGTGACGACCTGACCAAATGACGTTTTATCAAAAGCCGGTCCATCATCTTTTGGTTGACTGTTATCAGTATTTTGGATATTGCCTTGAGCAGATTCCTCAAGATCATAGATTTTCATTTTTGCTCGGTCAATACCGACAAGGAATCGACGATAATAACCTAGATCACCCCACCGATTTTTGAGTTGTTTGATCATCAACTGACCCAGATTATCCAAATCCTCGGATGTAATTAAGCCGAAAATAGCATCAGCGGTATGAGTGATACCCATTGATTCAGAAGTATTGGTCAGATCAACATCAGAATTACCATAGCCATCTCGGTTGAACTGTGAACTGGTTACGATTGCACAATTAAATTCCATAGCCAAACCACGAATTTCCTCGGCAATTGATTTAACCAATGTATAAGAATTAGCCGCGGCTGCACCACGAACACGAGCAGATGCACAAATGTTGATATAGTCAACAAATACAACATCAGGCACAAAACCTTTTTTCATCTGAAGTTCGTTGAGTAGATGTCGGAAGTGACCTACGTGAGCAGAACCAGTTGGATATTCCTTGATTACAAGTTTACCAGGTGTTTTGCTCTTGTATCTGTTCATTCGTTTTTCAAATACATCACGTGGTGTGATGGATACCTCATCGAGAGTAATATCCATAATGTTGGCATCAATACGCCGGCCAACTTCCTCCTCAGCAAGTTCCATAGTAATATACAGAACATTTTTACCATACATAAGATAATTTGCTGCCATGTGACATTTGACCAATGATTTACCACCACCAGTTGTTGCCAACAGAACAGTCATTGATTTACGAGGTAGACCACCCTTGGTGATTTTGTTCAACAGATCAATATCGAATGGGAGTCGTTCTTCTTTTTTGTGGTAATATTCATATCGTCCTTCATAATCCTCAAGGAAATCGTGACCCACGCTCTGGTCAAAGCTAATACCGAGAGAATCTGAAAGAATTTTTGGAATGGATCCTTTATCATTTTGTTTGTCCTCACCATCCAGGATCAGAATAGCCTTTCGGATGGAGTTGTATAGATCCTTATCCTGGCAGAATTTTTCTGTCTCGTTGATAAGGAAATCAGTATTGGTATCAGCATCAACCTTGAGTTCGTCAACTGCTGACATTACGTTTTTGTAAGTTTCCTCGTTGAAATCCTTACGTTTGTCAAGTGACAACTTAAGAGCCTCCACTGAAGGAGGCTCTTTGTAATTTTCAACATAGTCACTGAATGTAGTGAATATTTTTTCGTGATAGGAATCATCAAAATACTCACCTTTAACATAGGGATATACCTTGCGATAATATTCCTCGTTAAAGATGAGATTGGATAAGATAGTTTTTTCTAGCATTTAGTCTTCGCCGTCATCAATAGTTACAAGTTCCTCAACATCCTCATCAATTTGGATATTGCCTCCGACCGAGAATGCATTTTTAACATAGGAAACAAAATCGGTCCTAGTAAATATCATATCCCAAAACTCAGAATTGTCAACTATATCTTTCGCACGAAGCAATTTTTCTGATAGAATTTCACCAGTCTTAGGGTCCACGGCTTCATACCAACCAACCTTTGGTTTGTGGATATAACCGCCTTTTTCAGCAACCTCCATAAGACCTGACCATGTTTTAATACCACCTTCCCACGACACAGTGATAGGAATTTTGGATTTTTCCTTGACGTGACGAGATTTCTCAATATTAATTACAAAGTGATAACCTTGAATCTCGGTACCAACCTTATCCTGTTGACGACCGATAATCCAAATTGTATCAGCAGAGTAATAGATACCCGTACCACCACCAACGATATCCTTAGGAAACAAACCAATTTCCTTGTAGGTATGGTTAACAGCAATCAATGGAATATCCTTGAGATTGAGGTGAGGTGTAACAATACGGAATAGAGATTTAAGAGCCTTGGCACGAGACATATCAGCAACTGATTTGCCATCCAGAGCATCCTCTACCTCTTTTTTGGATGCAAGGTTACCAATAGAATCAATAACAATAACTACCTTATCATCCTTTTCGATTTTATCAAGCTGTTGAGTAATATCGAATTTAAGTTCTTCCGCATTTGTTACTGGTGTATGAACCACACGGTCCATGTCTACACCAAATGATTCAAAATATGCTTGGGGTGTACCAAATTCTGAATCGTAGAAGAGCATTACTGCATCTTCATGTTTCTTTAAAAAGGCAGCCGCCATAACCAAGGCGAATGCAGATTTAAAGTGTTTGGATGGACCGGCAAGGACAAGAAGCCCTGGTGCCAAACCGCCATCCAGTCGGCCGGATAGAGCAACATTTACCATAGGGATGGGTGTTGGGCACATATCCTTTTTACCATAAACTTTGGACTCCGAGATTGGAGCCGTCATTTTAATGGTACTGTTTTTCACGAGTTTGTCTAAAAGACTCATACATTAACTCCCGTTCATAATTGCATAAAGCTTGTCCGCAAACGCATCAATCTTTTCGTGGCGATTGGGCCAATAGATATAATCCTTTTCAGGATTTGCCTTTAGATTATTGAGCAAAGGGGTAATCGCATTATAAATTAACTGAGCCTTTGCATCCGTAGCTTCAACCTGAGAACTTAATTGTTCTGCCTGTTGAGTTGCAGCACGGACTACTTCAAGTTCAGATTCATCAACTGCTGAAAAGCCAAAATCAAAATCTAAAATGTCGTCTGATACTGTTGACATGTTTTTCTCTCCGAATAGAAATGAGAGGGCTGAAGCCCTCCCATGTATTTACCTATATTAGGATCTAGCAAGTTCCTTAAAGATTGACAAATCGTCATCATCGTCATCGACCTGTGAAGTTTCCATAGGTGATGCTTGAACATTATTATCAGAGTATTCGGTAGTTTTACCACCAAGATTACTCAGATCAAGATCGTCATCCGTATCCTCATCCATACGGCTAGATGCCGTAGGTCCTGCACTATCATCAGTCAGGTCAAGAACACGATACAATTTTGTTTTGAGTTCAGAATATGATTTGAAGTTCTTCGGATCTAGCAATTCCTGGAGAGAATGCTCTTGTTTCCAAGTTGCTTCGAGTTTTTCATCGTCATCGAATAGGGCACTAGGTGCATCAAATTCTGATTTATCGTAGTTAGGATAACCTTCGAATTGACGGATTTTAAGACGGAAGTTTGCACCTTCCCATAGATCGAATGGGTTAACTGGTGCCTCGTCCTCAAACGATGGATTCATCAGATCGTTGAGTTTATCAAAGATCTTTTTGCCAAACTGGTAAAGGAATACCTTACCTTCGTTTTCTGGATTAGCAGAATCCTTTACAACCATAATGTTTGCCACATATTTTAGGCGGCGTTTTTGTTTGCGGGCAAGATCTTTATCTGATTCCAGACCAGAGTTCCACAATTTGGAATTATATTCGGATACCGGATCATCCTGACCAAGAGTAGTCAGAGAGTTCTCGATGTACCAAAGACCAGTTGGGCCTTGGAAGCCGTGGTCCCAAATACGTACGAATGGCATTTCCTCACCTTGGGGAGGTGGAAGGAAACGAATGATTGCAAACCCATTGCCGGCCTTATCACGGGTCGGTTTCCAGAATTTGCCCTCATTAGGGTCAGAATAAGATTTTGTGGTGATTTTATCTAGTTGAGCGTTCAGTTTGTCGAGTGACGAAGAACGGTTCTTTTTAAGTGCGTTGAAATCCATAGTCATGGTTTGTTTCTCCTAATTTTGCGTTGTATAGTTTTATATTGCGGTTTATATCTTCATTATAGGAATTGATCTTTGACATATGTCTTGTACCTTTTCCAATCAAGATCCAAGAAAGGTTTATACTTCCTTGATTTTTTCATTATATCACGTGACACAATTTTGTCAACAATTTTTTGTTCCCAATAGGGAAAAATGTTAGCAAGGTGTGTCATAATGGTGAATGTTTCCAAGGATATTTTCTTTTGTAGCATCATAGTCATAATGTGTGGGTGTTGCCCGTCACGTACCACAAAATTATCTTCGTATTCATCCAACATACTATTTATATCACTTTTGAAGATATATCCTAATGAGTCCATTCTTTTTTTCCAATTTACATAGCGGTTTTGGCCTTCCTCCTCTAGTATATCACGTACCCATATATCTGGCTTTTCAATCATATTTGCCAGTATAATATTTTCATAATCGTCCTTTCTTGCCAGTTTCAGAAAAAAGAACGAATCATTTCTCGACCGATAAGAGTCGATCGATGCTCTCACTTTGCCATTATATTTGAAGTAGTCATACGAATCTGTGGTAAAATGTCTTTTTAAAGCAAGATATTTTACATATGCATTAAACGATTCCTCATTTGCATATGTCGATGAGATCATCTTCATCCTTCTTCACCATTCTCATTTCAACAGCCTCAGAACGAACCTTCTCTTTTAATATAGAAGACTTTTTAACAATTGCAGCTAATGTTTCTATTTCAAGATTGTTCTTTTCAGCGTATGTTACTAATGCATCAATATATGGCACACCTTGCGATATCATTGTAGAAATAGCATGATGAATTTTTTCTGGTGTCATTGTAACGACCATAGAATATCAATCCTCCGGTTTGCCTGTATTGTAAGTATACTATATCACGTACTTGGAAATATGTCAACCAATTTCTTCAAATAAGACGTTATTTACATAATCGTCCTTTTTATCCTCTGGTACGCCCATAGCAATGATTGACTTGTGAAGCTTATCGTTCTTTTTTTGATTAATGCAATATCTATTTAGCATGGGTTTAATATCAATCTTTGTAGGTTTTGCATATTCCTCAAGATTATTCACATACCATTCAATAAGTTTTATTGTAACTTCACAGAATTGATCTACCTCTTCCTCCTTTACTGCACCTGCAGCAATCATATTCTTTGAAAAAATAGGAGTGGCCCAATCAGGTAGTGGTCTGGGCCGTTTCCAGCTTAAATCAGCTGTTTCGTTTTCAAAGTGTTTCATCATAGGATGTGCCTTATTTAAAACTGGTGAATAATCAAAGAAAGATCCACTGATTTTATTTGGGCCAGAAACTACATCACATCCTAAAATCGGAAAGTCATATCCTTCCGCTGGAAATATATTAATATGGAGAAGCCATAATTTTCGGTCCTCCATTCTATCAATTATTTTTAAATGACATTTTCTCACATATGGATGGTTATGCCAAAATACATCATGCCATCCTTGGAAATGGTGCACATGCTTTGGGTTGGCATATCTTGTAAAATTTTTATCAAAAATTTGTTTTATATCTGCTGTTAATTTTTCCAGCTTTGATTTCATTTATTCGTCCATCATTTCTTCTTCATCATAAAATTTTGTACCAACTGACTGAGCATATTCGTTATTAAAATAATAATCGTTTTTGTGTAAAAGTTCATTAAACATTTGTTCTACGAACTGAAAACAAACACCTGCTTCGATTGCCATTTCATCAGTAAGTAATCCGCGGATCCCAGTTTTAAGATTATCAATGTCATCAAAATCATACATTGTACCAGCGCCTGGTACTCGTGTTCTGATAATCTGTCCGCCACTCATATCCCCAAAATGTCGTACATATAAATGAGCTAATAGACCATCGTTATCATCAGCTGCAGCAAGATTATTAATGTGTTCTACATATTCGGATACAGATTCATATTCTTCAGGAGGTTCTAGTCCGTATAGACTTGCAAGCTCATCCATATCTTCCATAATTGCACCTGCTCTAAAAACAGTTTCATATTCAGCTGGAAGTTCAACTGCTTCTTCTAACGCTGAATAGCATTCATGTTGAGCACACAGATATTCGTAATAAAGTTTTGGGCTGATTTCTCCACTTAGGATAACACTAGTAAATTCAGTTCGTTCAGCTGATTTATGGTGTTCCCAGGTAAGTTCCTTTAAGTTGTTTGTCATATAATCACTTCCTCCTGATATTCAAGTGTCAACTTTTGAACCTATTTATAAGGACCTAGGGGGCAAATTTCTCTGCCCCCATGTACTGTTTAGTACTTTCTTCGCTTAAAATGCGAATCCAACACCTGCAGCTGGTGTAAACTCTTCTGAGTCAAGGTTGTATGCAGCTTCAGCATATACATCCAAACCGCCTAGTGTTAAACCGTAACCAGCACCAACGTTTTGCATCATTTCGTCCTGATCACCGTTAATGAAACCAGTGATACCAAATGCGTTTACACTAGTTTCGTATGCAAAAGTTTCATTTGCATATGTGAATGTTGTGCCAAGTCCAACTTCTTGCTCAGCAACATTCAAACCGTATCCGACAGAGCCCAAATATGTGAACTCTTCTGAATCCATATTATAATCAATGCCTGCGGCTGCATCAAAGCCAGAAAATGAAAGTGAATATGCACCTTGTACATTTTCTACGTCAGTAACATCAGCTGACATATCTGTAAGACCAACCATAACATCTGCTCCAGCAATACTTAATGATAGGCTTTCACCAGAATCGTCTGGATTAGCCAAAGTTGTACCGCCAACAGCTTCCATTTTGCCTTCGAATGAGCCCAAAATATCACCTTGATCACCAAGTGATAAACCAACACCACTCAATGTTGTTCCTAGATACCATGAATCCAAAGTCACATCTGCGCCATCAGTAGTGACACCAAAGCCGGCATCACCGATAGGTGCATCAACACCAAATCCAATTGATTGTGTTCCAACAATTTTATCGTCTGCATTCTGAGTGAAATCTACTGCGACGTCACCAGTGATGTCTGCTGCAAATGCAGATCCAGCAATCAATGCTGATGCTGCGGTAGTTAAAAATAGTTTTTTCATCCTTGAAAAACTCCCCTGTGTTATAACCTTTAAACAAAAATAAAACTCGCCGTAAAGACGAGCTCTATTAAAAAAATAAGCACCACTTTTCTGTTCCAAGGTAAGTGGCCAACCCGTCAGTTTATGCCGCTAGGGCGTAATCTGAAGGTGCAACATTATCGTTTGCAGTTAGTTTAGTTTGACCGAATAACGTAGGTCAACACGGTAATCTCCACTCAACTAGTCCGTCTGTCGATCCTAACACACCCCCCAAAAATACACTAACTTCGACCACCCATACGGGCCATCTATGTTCTGCAAAACTTCCTGTTGCAGCAGGACATAATGTATTTTTGGTGGAGGTGTCGGGAGTCGCACCCGAGTCCAGCCCGTCTTCGCCTTGTTTCAGCGATTACAATCTATTTATGGCTTAAGGTGTTAATTTTAACATTAAACCAAAATTTGTGACTTATTGGTCACACACAGTTGCCTCAAATTTAGCAACCAGATCCTTCTTTTCCAAAAGAAGTTTTTCCAGAGAGTAAAACGCCGCATATTTCTCATCTGAGGCACCTTCATTGAAAGCAATCAATGCAGATTCAAGAACCTCAATATCATTTAAAACGTCAGTCATAACAAAGTCTCCAAAAGGTTAATTTGCCCGACCTTATTTTCTAACGTGGCGCAGGCTACCACAGGCAATATATCTCTTTATGTCATTTTTGGAACTTCAGAACCAGGGATTTGACAACCACTCAATATTGCCTTGTTATTAGTAATATAAACCTTTTTTTAGTAAATGTCAACCACTTTTTTAATTTTTTTTAAGCTTCAACATCAACATGTACATCACGACGGCTATCGCCATCAACAATAAAGCCAGGAGAACAGGGACAAGAACAACCTGCATATTGGCTCCAACGAACTTTAGTATCAGCAGGCAAACCCATTTTCTCCAATACTGAAGGAATCACTTCCTTTTTATAAGTTGTATGAGGGCGCTGTTTACGATTCATCAAGTTATCCATGATTGTCTCACCTTGTGGCCAAACATAGATCCGAGTTTGTTTTGCCCATTCTTTGTAAGGAGCATTGTTACGGTCACGGATTTGGATGTTTTTAACTTGAAGTGTCATAGTGTTTTCCTTTTTTCACCTTATATAACTAATATAACATATCTAAGCCAAAAGTCAACCTTTTTTTGACATTTTCTGAAAAAAAATTATAAATAATTAGATTGAGTTTACATAAAAAGTAGTGATAACATAATGTTGGTATAAGGACATCATGGAGTCATTATATGATAGACCCAGTATCGGCCATTGGTATGGCCACAGCTGCCTATAATGGCATTAAATCAGCCATAGCAACAGGCAAAGAAATATCAGAAATGGGACAGACACTAGGACAATGGGCCGGTGCAATATCCGATTTAGACTTTGCTCATCGTCAAGCAGAAAATCCTCCCTTTTTTAAAAAAATATTTGGTGCCAGTGAAATAGAGCAAAACGCTCTTCAGGTATGGGGCCAAAAACAAAAAGCAAAAGAAATGAGAGAAGAGTTACGCTCATATATTAGCTTGTATTATGGGCCGTCAGCTTGGGATCAAATTGTAGCCATTGAAGCTGACATGAGAAAAAAGCGTAAAGAAGAAATGTATGCAGCTGCAGAAAGAAAACAAATGATATTAGAATGGACCGTAGGAATAATAGCATCACTAGTCGGTGCTTTAATAATAGGTTTTATAATTTGGTACATCGGCGGAATACAAGGAAAATGGTAAAATGTGGTTATTGATATGGCTTAAACTTACAGCTGCACAAGGAATAGATCATTTTCATCTAGGAACTTTTTATAAGGAATTGGACTGCAATAAGGCCAAAAGCGAAGCTCGTGTTTTAATAACTGATAATAATCAGGCCATGGAATGTATATACATTCCCAAGAACGAAGGCGTATATTAATAAATAAACACTGTGCAAGTGCATAATAACAATAATAAAAAGGAGGTTGCACAAATGGCTACAAAAACGATTGATGCGGATGCTGTAGAAGGAGTAGACGCAAACGGTGACGGACACATTTCAAAAGAAGAAATGGAGATGCACCTAGAGTTCAAACGTAGAGAACTTGAGGACCAAGATGCTCAACGTGACGCAATGCGCAAAATGACATGGTTTGCATTGTTCGGCATGTTGCTCTATCCTGCCACCATTATGTTTACTGCATACCTAGGACTAGACGGTGCCGCTGGCATCGTGGGTGATATTGCTCCAACATATTTTGTTGCAATCTCAGCATTGGTTTCAGTATTCTTTGGTGCGAATGCTTATTCATCAAAGAAATAAAAAAAGGGGGCTGATGCCCCCTTCCTTTACTTCACTGGTCGATAGTAATATTCTCTATTTTCACCAGTAAACATATTCTGTGTAGAACCTTCACCGTCAGCATCAAAATTTGCTTTAGTATTAGCACTTGCTGAGAAGTTCATAGAGAAGGTTGCTACACCCCTACCCTCCGCATCTCCATTCATTGTTGACGAAACACCACCAGAGTGGTTACCATTACCATCGTCAAAGAAAGCAAATGCTGAAGTTGATGCCAGGATTGCAGTTAATGCGATTAAGTTTTTCATAAGTCCCTCCTAGGGAAAAGGCGCCTCACGGCGTTAAAAGATAGGAAGAATAATCCTTCCTTGTTGTAACTATATATAACAATATAATTAAATTTTAATATTTAAAGTTTTAATACATTATATTAAATGCCTTAATTGTCTTTGATCACCTAAAGAAAGGACACTCCTGCAATTATGGCAA